ATGAAATACGTGTGCTTGAGTTCTAGAGTGAAATAAAATTGATGCTAATTCTTCCATGTTATTTATTATTTGGTAATTCGCAAGAGCAAAATCCAGCTCGATTGCAAAGAATATCTGTTATTAATTCGTTAATTTTTTGTAATTGTGGTTGTTGTTTTGGTGCAGCGTAATTAAGAGATTCATTTACAATTTCCATAAACGCACCTTGTGTTGATGGTGTTGAAACAAAATCCCAACATACAATATCTAAGTCGTCTTGTACTTCAACTGTTTCACCAATTTGTTTTACAGATCCCATAGCACGAGAAGAAATACCAACAGTAATACCTGCTAACAGTAATTCTTTTAATATGTTTCCAGATGGTGTAGGTAATATTTCAATTTTACCTTTAACATCATCACCTTCCCACCATAAATCTAAAATATTGTGACATACATTTTTTAAGTTGATAATAGGAGATTCTGGGTGGTCTAATTCACCTAGTGCTCTATTTTCCTTAATGTATGTTTCTTTATATTTCTGTATTTCTCGCTCTAATGTATCTTTAGGATACACACGCCCATTACCATTTTTAGCATCAGCACGTTGTACTACACCTTCAACAATAAGACGGCCTTTATTTACTCTAACTGACTCTTGTAATAATTGAGGTGTTAAAGTAAAATTAGAAATACGTTCTATTAATAATTCTTTGCTCATATTATTGTGGGCCCATTTCGTCTAAGACTTCTTGAACTAGTTTTGTGATAGCTGGTTTTAATCTTTCTCTAATGTCTGATTCTTTGTTGAGCACTTTTTTAAGAATAGAACCTGCTACTCTTTGTCCTGCTTCTTTAGAACCATATTCTTTTTCAGCAGCTTTTTCTATTTTAGCAAAACCATGTCCTGGTTTTCCAATGTCTGTGCCTTTTTTAAATCTAGCTTCGTCTAATTCAACTTTCATTAATTTAGCTAATTTTTGTCTAGCTTGATCTTTAAGTTGAGGTAATTTAGCTTTAATTTTAGCTATAGCTTCTTTACCTTTTGCTTTAAGATATGCTTTAATTTCAGTAGAATTGTCTGTATCTAGGAAATTTTTTAAAACATCGTCAAATGATTTTTCATTTTCATCTATATCTTCATAATCATCGTATCTATCGCTTACATCATCATCTGTATCCCAATCTTTGTTTGGAGTTGATTTTGGCACATCGCTGTAGTATGGTTCGTCATCGTAGCTGTTGTATTCTTTTAAACCACCTAACTTTTTTAATAGCATTTTAAATAATTCTTCTTGAGATATACCTAATTTATCAGCCATCGTTTTAATAGAAGCATCATTTTTAGTAATTTCTTTTTCAGCGTCTTTAAGAGCTTCAGGAGATACATTTTCCCCCATTGGATTTACTTTACCTCCAAAAGCCATTAATGCTGTTAATTCAGTTGAATCACCTTGCATTGCTTTTTCAGCTGCTGCTTTTACTTTTGCCGGATCAATTTTTTTCTCTTTAATTGCTTTAGCGATATCAGCTTCAATTTGAGATAAACTTTCTTTAACAACTTTAACTTTTTTCATTTCGTTTTTAGTATCGTTGTTCTTGATATCTTCTAACCCATCAGGTCTAGTTTTGCTTTTAATAGGTTTGCTAACTTTTTCTTTAGGAATATCAGTTAATGTCGTAGCAGGATAAATACCGTCTTGCTCATCTACTTCAGGAGATTGCTCAACTTTTTTATATTTACCAGGTTGAGTTGGATAATCGTATGTTGGTTCTTTATCAGGAGCACCTTTAACAGCATCACCCTCTATTAGCATTCCTTTAGTTTTTAAAATTTTAACTGAATCGTCAAATGAATTATGATTAGTTACAAAACTAGGAAACATCATTCTTGCATTACGCAAAAATTGAGCTTTGTTCATTTTACCTTCTTGTAATTCTTGATATTGTACGCTAATATTTTTCATTATTCTATATTATTATCGTCAACGTTTTCGTCAACAGTTTCATCTTTTCCTACTAATTTTTCCAATATATCTGTTAAATCTTTTTTCATTTGATCCGTAGGGAATACTACAGCATATGATTTAGGATTTGTTTTATAATATTTTTCAGTTTCTTTCTTAGCTTTTGGTAAAGCAGATTTGATTTTAGTAACTAATTCAATAAGTTCACTAAATGACTCTATTCTAGATGATTGAATTTCTTCTCTTTCTTTTACTTTTTTAGAATCTTCTTCTTTTTCTTCAGCTAATGTAGACAAAATATCTTCAAGTTGTAAAGATTCTTTTTCAGTGTTTAATATTCTACCATACGCTTCTTTCATCGTACGATAGTCTTTCATTAATTCACCAATATCGGTTTTATGAGCACCACCAACACTATTACCAGATTTTTTAGCTTCTTCTACGCGATATTTAATTTCATCGCCTAATTCGTCTAATTTTGATTTAAGTTGGTCTTTACTTAATACTTTTCTTGCTTCGTCTTTCATTATTTTGATAGTTTTTTAACGTTCTGAGATAGTTCATTTAATCTTTCAGCCAGATCGTCAAGTTGTTCTACTTTAGATGTCCAAAAGGTATCTTTTTTTATTGTATTTTCATCTTTTAATCGAGCAGAATATTCAATTACTTGCTCTATTTCCTTAACACGTTTCTTTACTTCAGCTAATGCGCGAGTAATTTTACGTTCAGGTGTTACTTTAGAAACACTTTCATTAAAACGACGATAAGATATCTCGTTTAATTGTTCTTCTTTATAAAGTTTAACAGATTTAGGTTTTGGTTCAGACGGAAATTGTTTGTAATCGTATATTTTAGAATCAGATGGCATACCCGGTTTAACTTTTTTAAAGCCATCTTTGGTATATGTACTAATATCTGCTTTACCTAAAAAGTATTTCCCAGTATATTCACCACCAGCGCTAGCAGTAGTACTAACACCACCATCTTCTGATAATACTTGATCCAGTATTTCGTCTATTATTTTTTTAATGTTGTCTGGTATCATAGAGATTTAATTTCATGGATTAATTCATGAAACTGGAGGATATTTAATATATCTTCGTCTTTAACCTGTTCGTTTTTATCTAAGGGTTTAACTATAGATGCTAATTCTTTAAGTTTAATTTTAGTTCTTTGATCAGTTACTTTGTGTTGTAACAATTCTAATGAATTTTTAATACTTTCTAAGTTTTCATTAATGAATTCTTTTAAAGAAACAGTATTAGATATTTTATTAATGTATACTTTCAATACTTCACGTTGTTCCGGTATTAAATTAGCATATTTTTCATTAAATTTATCAATCATTATTTTAGAGATCAAAGCACGTGTAGCTTTATCTTGAGAAGCATATTCAAGCATTACTTGATTTTCAACTTTATCTTTATCTATATCTTGTTTTGTTAAGAATTCAAGTAAAGTTACTTTATTATCAATAATAAATGAAGGGTCTATAAATTCTAATGATATTTGAGCTTCAATTAGATTATAAACCGCAGCATGTGCTTTATAGTTGTGGATTTTTGCTTTAAAAAATTCCTCTAAGTCGTAATGTTGTTTAAGTTCCTTAATAAGGTTATATTTTTCTTTACGTAATGCAGTACGATTTAAACGTTCCGCTAACTTAATTGTAGAGGATATAATACTTTCAGCTTTTACTTCGTTTAAAGAAGCAGCCTTAGTTAAAGCTTGGTATAACTTATATTCTTTGCCTATTTCCCCTTTAGAGAAATATTTCTTAACAATACCAACAGCCGCCGAGTCTTTATTAGACATAATATCTGCGGTGATCTGTCTGGTAAGTAATTCGAATAGTATACCAGTGTTCTTAAATTTATTGTGTTTTAGTTTCACTCTGTTAATTTACTAATTATAAATATATATCCGTTTACAAATCTTTAATATTTGATTCATCTAGCAACGAAGAACCTTCGGTTTCTTTATCAAACACATTAATTTTAACTAGCATCTCATTAAGCATTTTCTTGTTTTGAGCGTATACTGCTTTAGTTGACTCAAGTGCTAATGGAGATCCACCTTTAGGGTTTGGAGCTGCTGGTGTGTCTGGGTTAAGGTCTTGGGATTTACCAAGTGGATCTTTACCTAATACGCGTTTTTGTGTATTATAAACAGATGTTTTTTCTTGTGGTCTTCCAACAGGTACTTCTTCATCATATGGTGGTGGTACACCCATATCGTTTCTTCCTTTACCATATAGTGAAGCAAGATCATGTGGTGTTCCGTATGATTGACCACTTGTAACAGGGTCATTACCTTCGTTTTCAATTTGAGATAATCTAAACATACGTTTTTTATCTTCAACAACTAAATCTCTCATATCATCATATTTGTCTTCACTCATATGGAATATATAATCGTAGATATAGTCAGTTGGGAATAAATTAGCATCCATAATTTGTTTAGCCAAATCAACTTTCTCTTTCATTAATGCTACTCTTTCTTGATCGTAAACAATAGATGGAGTAGTTAATTCTAATTCAAAATTCGTTAAATTCTCATCAGTATACCCTTGAGAATATAAGTGAACTAATGCTATTTTAGTTAATTCAGATACAATAATACGTTGAATACGTTCAATTGTACGAGCAAAACGAATATCTTGTTGTGCTAATGTAGATTTACCTTCAACGTCTGCTTCATATCCTAAAAATGCTTTTGGCACTTTCATAGCAGATAACATTTTGTCTCTTAAGTAAACAACATCATCAATTGCGTTGTATTCAAGACCAGGTAAAGTATCGATTTTAGTTGATGTGTTTCCACCTCTAACAGGTATATAGAAGTCTTCATTTACAGTCATCATGTTATAACGTAAATTGTATTCACCTGTTTTTGGATCAACCATAGGAGTACGTTGAGTTTGTCCTTTTAGTTTTTCCATAAACGCAGGAATTTCATTTGGTGGAACGTTTCCAGTATCCACGTAATAAACTCTACGTTGTGGTGCTCTTAATATACGGTGAATTAACATTGCATCTTCCATCAACGCTAATTGCTTGAATATTTTACGAGCTGGTTCAATATATGATCTTCCGTATGGTAAGAAGTTATAATCTCCTAATAGTCTGAAGTTAGCTACCTCATAGTTTTCAAAAACCATATCTTTATTATCTAATCCACCTAATACACCAGTATATGCTGCATTTGGTTCAACTCTAAATTGAACATATGATGGATTTTTAGGATCTAATCCTTCTTCTCTAATTACGTTATAAACGTTAAGAGGAACTACTTGATAAACACCATATTTTTCGGCAATATGTAAGTGTAAATAAAAATCACCGTATTTACACATTGAACGAACCCAACCCCAAAGGTTAAATTCGATATTAAGTACATCGTAAAATAGATTATATAATATTCTTTGAATATTTTCGTCTGATGATTTAATTGCTAATACCTCACCTGCACCATTTTTAAGTGTAGACTCATCAGCAACAATATCTAATACAGAAGCAACAATTGGATCACCATCCATTACTTCATAATCATTATACAATTGAGGTCTTAATACAGTAAAATTAGAATATGGAGAGTTACCAACATATGTACCTAAACCTCCAGTATAGATACGTTGGTATCTTTCAGGGTACATATTAGTTTGTACTACTCCAGTTGCCTGGATGTGGTCACTATCTATTACTTGTATTTGGTTCCCTCCAACGTTTCTAATAATAACGTCGTTTGAAAATAATCGTTTTAATCTACCAAATAAGGATGTATCTATCATGTTTATAAATATTTTTTATCTTATTAGCCACGAAATGTCTTCATTACCGTAGTCTGTTTGCATTTTCCATGGATTTTCTATTTGATGTCCTCCAGCGTTAATAGGATTAGTCAAACCTCTATACATGGTCATGTTCGTTAAATTTGTTCTATCGTATTCTACATTAGATTTTCTAAATCTTAATGCTGTATCTCTTAAATATAATCCCATACTAAATGACATTACTGCGTCATCATTATATCCCTCTTGGGCTTGTGCTTTACCATTTTTCCAGATAAACACTTTCATTTCATCAAATAAACGTTTAGATTTAATTACACATGCTTTTTCATGAGTGTATTCTCTAAACTTTTCAATCATTAAAGGACGCGTTTTAACTGATGTTGTAAAACCAGCTACTAAACTGTCTAGATTTTCTGAACGTCTAGCCCATTGGTCTGAAGTATATGCTTCTGTTTTAGGTGAGTAATATAAATTTTTATATCCTCTATCTATTGCTGTTTGAACAGTATCCCAACCTACATTTGCATTTTCAATTGCTAATAAAGCATCATTGTATTCTGCTGCTAAACCAACTAATAAATGTCCGTAATCGCGAGTTCCTATTTGTCCTTTATATTCGGCTACTTGCGTTGATGTTTCTAAATCAAAAACATGACATGCAGAATAATCTTTTCCATCTCCTCGAGCAACGTCGGCTGTTATTAAATATGATTTACTATAATCTGGTTGCTCCCAAACCCATAAATTCCCATCTGTTCCTCGTTTTTCAAGTGGTTCAGCTAAATTATCTTCAACCCACTGCATTATATCAGATTCAAATACTGTATCTCCAGAAGTACTAAAATCGCAGTCACATTCTTGAGCAGCCATTCTAA